TTATATGCGTATCTACTTTGATACGATGCAGACTGCCGTGTTTGATTCAGATGCTGAGAAGTATACTAATATGTCTTCTCACTTCAAAGACTTTAGTAAACCTGCCTTAGATTGGCAGGGTGGTGATAAGTGTGGATGGATTCCCTCTAAGATGAAGGAGAAACTTCGCACCTCTGATCCGGTTGCATTTGCCAGCGCGAATAAAGTTAAGTTGTATCGTCACCTCTTTGGAACACTTCGTATGGAAGACCCTGTTTCACCAGGGAGTGATGGTCCTAATGAGGTAAAAGATGTTCCTTTCCGTATGCGTCTTGGACCCTCCAACTTTATGGAGGTCAGTTCGGTCTTGGGTGGCTTACTCAAGCAAAAGGTTAATCCGGCTGCTGTTGAACTCAAGATTGACTTTGAGCTAAACAAGCGCGGATCTAACAAATGGTTTACGTTGAAGTACAAGCCTATCATGACCAACATCATTGAGTTGGACAGCGACTACAAAATTCTGCTGGATGACTTCTTCGATCTTGTTAAGTATGAGAATGAACAAGTATCAGAGAAGATGCGAGAAAACAGTAACGATGTAGTAGACTCTTTTGATGATGTTCTTGAGGCTTGATAATGTTTGAAGATGTACACTGGTTACAAGTTAAGATAGACGACTTTTTATCTGGAACACCTGAGTTACCACAACATCTTATCTTTAAGGCATCTCAGAACTTCAACGATAAGCTTGGTCGTTTTAACTCTAAACCAAGGGGGAAGTCAAACCTTCCCTCACTTTCTCAAATCGGTAAACCCTTTTGCCAGTTACATGCTAACAAACTAGACTGGTCACAAACACCAAAAGACCGCAGCTTTAAAATTAAGATGACCTATGGGGATATGACTGAGGTAATCGCAGTTGCTATCCTTGAAGCTGCCGGTGTTAAGATCTTTGCTTTGAATCAGAGAACACGCTTAGAAACTACAGAGGGTGATCTGTATGGCGAGTTTGATTTAATCATTGAGGATGATGACGGTAACCTTACGATGTGGGATATTAAGTCTGCATCTAGGTTTGCTTTCGAGCACAAGTTTAAATCGTATGAAGCTATGAAAGAAGGCGATAGCTTTGGTTACGTTAGTCAGTTATTCGGGTATACTATTGCAGAGCGGCCAAAGTATCCTGATATAAAAGCAGGTGGCTGGATAGCGATTAACAAAGAGACAGGAGAGATGAAGGTCTGTTCTGTTGATCCTACTGATGAAGAGATATACCACGCTAATATTGTCAGGACTATCAAGCGTTATAAAGAGGCTGGAGAAAATAACTTCAGTCGAGAGTTCTCTGACGTAGAAGAGACTTGGTATAAGAAGCCTACTGGTAACCGTAAGTTAGCCAGCTCTTGCTCATTCTGTGATTATCGTTACTCTTGCTGGCCTAATTTAGAGTATCGTAAAAAAGCAAAGTCTAAAGCAGCAAATGCGTATGAATACTACACGCACTATAAAGAAGAAGAAGCCGCTTAAATCTTCTAGGTATAGGGCTAGGGCTAAAGGATATAGATCTGGTCTTGAAGATAATGTAGCTTTACAGTTGTCTAACTTAGGCATAACAAACTGTTACGAAGTTACAAAGGTAGCATACCTTCAACCAGAAAAACGTCGCACATATACCCCTGACTTTCTATTGCCTAACGGTATCATCATAGAAACGAAGGGGATCTTTTCTTTAGAGGATAGGCAGAAGCATCTTTGGATTAAAGAGCAATGCCCAGACCTCGACATCCGATTTGTATTTAGTAATTCAAATGCAAAGATTCGCAAGGGAAGTAAGACAACCTACGCAATGTGGTGTGAGAAGAACGACTTCATTTATGCGGATAAACTAATCCCAGAACAGTGGATTAAACTTAGGAGAAGAAAAAGGTGGACGAAAAAGAAAGCTTTGAAGTAGCTCACAAAGTCTTTATCCCTGATAATACCTTTGCAATCTTTGTGCATTGTGATGCTGAGAACGAGACTCTACAGGTTGATGTTGGAGATTTTGTTTCAGAGAACCTAGTTGGCACTCGTGAGTATGATGCGATGGGTTTGATAATTAATGAACTGAGCACATCTATTGAGGAAGCAATGCAACGGTTTGCTGCTATTGATCCTGACTTTGATATTGAACAGCAGATTAGTGTAACATTGGAAGGAAATGATAATGTCATTCCTTTCCCTAATTTAAATAGGAAGAACTAATGACGAGTAGAAACTCTGTAATAGAAACAGCACAAGATATAATTAATGGTGATCGACAGAATGAGTACGGGCCTCCTAACAAAAACTTCCAAGATATTGCTGAAGGTTGGTCCGTTATCTTTAACAGAAAGGTCCGTGCCTATGAAGTGGCCCTGGCAATGGACTGGGTTAAAACTTGTAGAGCTTTAAAAAGTCCAGGTCTAGCAGATAGCTGGATTGATAAAGTTGGATATAGCGCCATTGGCGGTGAACTAGCAGGAGAAAATGAAGATGACTGAAAAAGATATGGAGACTGAAATTAAAGAACTCGAAAAAGAAATTCGAGAGAAAGAAGATAAATTAAGTAGCTTAAAATATTCTGATTACGAATCAGCCAAAAAACAATACGCGGCTGCTCAAGAGAATTATCAAGATGCTTACAAGAAACTGATGAGTGCTAAACAGAATTATCTGATCGAGATGAATAGCGTGATTAGAAGCAAGAGCACTTCACAGTTTTTCTTTGGTCGCGGTTTTTAATGCGTCTTAAAGTTCGTCTTGATATTACTGTTGATGAGGATGCGTCGTGGATTCCTGCTGATGGGGTTCACGGCGCTGCTTCTGAGGCAGAAGAATTAATTATAGAAGCCATTGAGAATTGTATTGATGGTGCGCTTATTACTGTGATTGGTGTAAAAATAGATGAGTAGTTTCAAATCAAATAAGAATCCAATGTTCCGCTCAAAGTTTAGTGAGGACATTTTTAATTTAAAGTACGCTCATCCAGGCTGCGATGACTGGGAGCAACTAGCTCATGTGCTAGTAGATGACGTGTGTGGTAATCTTCGAGATGGTGAAGAAAAGCTTCTGACTGATGATGAACTGTATCAGTTAAAGGTGTATATCACGGATCTAAAGTTTGTTCCTGGTGGACGTTACCTTTATTACGCCGGTCGGAAGAATCGTTTTTACAATAACTGTTTCCTTCTTAAAGCTGAAGAAGATACCCGACAAGATTGGGCTAACCTTAGCTGGAAGTCCGAGTCATGCCTGATGACAGGTGGTGGTATCGGCATTGACTACAGTGTGTATAGACAATCAGGACGGGTCTTAAATGGAACTGGTGGAACTGCCAGTGGACCTATTCCCAAGATGCAAATGATTAACGAGATTGGGCGACGAGTTATGCAGGGTGGTTCTCGTCGTTCTGCAATCTATGCCTCTTTAAATTGGCAACACGGTGATGTTGATGCCTTTCTAAAAGCTAAGGATTGGGACACAATGCCTGTGGGTAACACTGGCCTCACCCTCAAACAAATCAAGGAGCAGGATTTTAACTTCCCTGCACCTTTGGATATGACCAACATTAGTGTTAACTATGACACTGATTGGTTGCTGCAATATTGGGAAACAGGCAAAGTCGGTGATGTGTTCATTAACAATATCAAACAGGCACTACGAACGGCAGAGCCTGGGTTCTCATTTAACTTTATGGAGAACGAAGATGATACACTACGGAACGCTTGCACTGAAGTTGTTTCTGCTGATGACAGTGATGTCTGCAACTTGGGCAGCATTAACATGGGCCGCATTGAGTCGGTATCCGAATTTGCTGACATCGTAGAGCTTGCTACTAAATTCTTAATCTGTGGCACATTACGAGCACATCTACCTTACGCTAAAGTATACGAGACTAGAGAAAAGAATCGTCGTCTGGGGTTGGGCTTGATGGGTATGCATGAATGGCTTATCAAGCGCGACTCTAAATATGAAGTTACACCTGAGTTACATCGTTGGTTAGCTCTCTATAAAGGTGTGTCTGATAAAGTATCTAAGGAATTTGCAGATGAATTATCTGTATCAAGGCCAGTCGCTAATCGTGCTATTGCACCTACTGGTTCGATTGGCATTCTCGCTGGGACTACTACTGGTGTTGAACCTCTCTTTGCTGTAGCTTACAAGCGGCGTTACCTTACACAAGGTACTCGATGGAAGTATCAGTATGTTGTTGATAGCGCAGCACAAGAACTGATTGATATCTACGGCGTTGATCCAGAAAGTATTGAAAGCGCATTGGATCTGGCAGAAGACTATGAGCGTCGTATGATGTTCCAAGCTGATGTGCAGGATTACGTTGATATGTCTATTAGTTCAACAATCAACCTACCTCAATGGGGGTCAAAGTTAAACAATGAAGACACAGTTGAGAACTTTGCTAACACCTTGGCTAAGTATGCCCACAGACTCCGTGGCTTTACTTGTTACCCTGATGGCGCTAGAGGTGGGCAACCTTTGTCAGTCGTACCTTACAGTGAGGCTGTAGATAAACTAGGTACTGAGTTTGAAGAGCACGTTGAGACTCATGATATCTGTGACATTTCTCAAACAGGAGGATCTTGTGGCTCCTAGAAGATATCCATTCCCAATGCGGGATATCTTTGCAGAAGGACGGAAGGGGTTTCGCACTAACACTGTGAACCCTTTTCGACCACATTCTGATAGATACCGTGAATGGGAGAGAGGTTATAATCATGAATACTTCAACGCCCAAAGACGAGCAGTTAAGTTTTCTTCTTGA